CTGGCCTGCGGCGTTGGTCATCGTGATACCGTCGCCGCCGACAGGTGCTGTCTGATTGAATATCACCAGGTCAATCGTCGCTGTTCCGGCCACGTCATCCCGCCCTGTGTAGGAAATATCGCGAACGATGATGTTGCCGCCATCAAACCCCACCGACACATTCGGGTTATCCCATTTACCGAAAGGAATACCGCTGATCGGAAGCGGAGCAATGCCGTTAACCGTAATGCGCCCGGAATAAGCGCAGGTCATCAGCGCGGCCTGATTGGAGATGGCGGTAAAGTCTGTCGAGTTTGAAATAAACAGCCCTTCGTTATAAGTCGCCGCGGGCAGCAGCTCCATGACGTAGCCCGACCAATCCGGAGTAAGGGCTTTACCACCGATTGTCTCAGCACCAATGATGACCCCGGCGTCCCCGTTTCGGGTGACCCCAGTCATAATGGCCACATCAAATTCAGCGAAGGAATAGATGTAAATGGGATTGGTGGGCACCACGATAGCCAGTGAGCCGGGAACAAGTGGCGTATTGACCGGGTACTGCATTGACTGGGATGACCAGCCCGAGAAGGATGTACAAAAACTTGGGGCACGCAGCCCTGCAGTAATTGCCATCGCCGGGCGCCCATCGTTGTAATCAATAAGAATTCCTTCCGGCATTATGACCACCTCCCGACGACAACCCGACCACCGCCAGATAAATTGACGGTCAGGCCATTACCGTTGATGACAACAGTGTTATTAACCCCGTTAAATGCAAATTCACCGCTGTCGGCATACAGTCTTCCGTGGAATTCAGGACTCGCATTCTTGGGTAAATTCCATCCTCTTACGCCGGGTATGAAATTTGAGGATTGAAGCGAGTCCGTAATTTTACCGAAATCAATGGACGCTTCCTGGATGAGCACACTGCGAATAAATACCTGCCCGTTATAGACAAAGAATGCTGCCTGCCAGTTGCCAGGGTTATTACCGGAATAAATACCAAACTGATCGGCGGCAAATACAACTGTGGATTTATACCCGCTGCCGTCCGGCTCAATGGACATGCCGAAACCCGTGTTGTATTTAACACCATTTCTTATGATACCCATGTTCAGCGTGTAGGAGGCTTTAGCTGTTCCGTCGCTGTTCACCACCGCAGTCATTTTCTGGTTTACCGCAGAGGTCAGACTGCCATCAGGTCCTATTTGAGCCTGGACATAAGTGGATAAGTCAGCGAGCCCCTGCTCAGCAGTAGCCACCGTGGTTTTTACGACCAGAATATCAGCGCGTACTTCACCATATTGTTGATACTGATGCTCAACAGTGCCATGGTTAGCCAGCGCATTTTCCATAATGCCTTCCAGGTTAGTATCAACCCCGGCCTTAATATTCTGGAACGCGTCAGAGTTCTGAATCTGATCATCTATGATGTCAATCAGCCCACCCGTGTCCATAGAGCACAACGCTGGAACCTCGATAAAACCGGATGCACCAAAGGCGTTAACCGTTCTGATGTACCAGTAATAGGTATGTCCAACCTGTAGCTGATTGCTTGTCCATGTGGCTCCCATGCCTTCGCGGCTTGCATTCCCTTCCACGGTCGCTGTTGAGGTATCAGGTAGTTTCGTTTCACCTGACGTCCAGAAATCAAACTGTGTGGAAACACTGGTAATTGCCGCCAGACGCGGGATCAGCGTGACGGCAAAGAAGCCCTGCTCTATATCAACATGGGAAGGTGCTGGAGGGGCTTCAATACTGAATTCAAGATACCCTTCCGGCGACTCTGCCCCCATCTGGTTTACGGCAATAACGTGGGCTGTGTAGGTATTTTTTGGTAACCCGGTAAGACGCGTGAACGAGCCCGGAACCTGGACGGACATCACCATTTTACCATTGCGACGAATGATCACTTTGTTGTAGACCACCTGCCCGATGTTCTGCCAGGACAAAATGCCCTGTACGACCTGACCAATTTCCTCCACGGTGTATTTCAGATTCTGCGGTTGCGCCACCCCACCTGACGGCAACTGAGTGAACGGCGGTCGCTCAATCGGTTTGCCAACGGCGTCGCCCCAGACATCTGCGGTTTCCTGCTTCAGCGTCAGTTGCACACCGTTCTGCACGCCGAACTTCCAGTCCGTTACACGCATCTCAACGTTAACGATACCGATTGACGGGAAATTCACCTTCACGTACATTCCCGGGCGGTAACGGTATCCGCTCAGGTTCAACGTAACGTTCATGGTTCTGGCGATGCGGGTGCGCTTTAACTTCACGTCTGCCAGACGCTGGGCCTGAAATTCAGAGGTCACAAATCGCAGCTTCATATCCTGCGATATTTCCACGCCGTCTTCCGTCACCCATTCACTGACAGACACAGAAGGGAAATCCGCTTCGGTATAGCCCTGCTGCGGATCGACAAATGTCCCCTTGATAGTGTTAACACGTTCCGCCTGAGAGACTTCTGGCATGATTTCGATATCACCGGCCAGCTGGCTCTCAGTGATCACCTCTGTCGCGGGGCCGTAGTATGCCCCAACCAGAAGGCCATGTTTACCCGCGGTATATGTTACATCCCCGGCACATGCCGCCAGCATTCCCTCCAGAATACTGACCTTGTTTTCACTGAGATCGAACTCACCGTTAATCGTGTAACGCTTCTCAACGGTATTACCGCCAGTAATAACATCCTCATCACAGATGTTCGCCGCTTCCTGAAACTGGTCCCAGAGAATATCGGTGTCGGGTACTTTCAGGTAATTGCGGTAATAGTCCAGGATAACCAGCGCCGCATTATTGCTGTAACCCGTCAGTCCGGTACGCGGGTCGTAAATAGCCCGACCCTGCTTTTCGACCTTGATGTTAGGGATACCTGCCGGGAATTTTTCAGCATTGAATTTCAGGGATACACGCAGCCAGGTGATCCCTTTCCCGATCATGTCTTCTTTCCATGACGGGCAGTTTTCCAGCATGTACGGGTCCGCCGTCTGGCGATTGGTGTGCAGCTCGAAAAAGGCATGCTCAGGATAGCTACTGATCGGCTCATCACCCAGCCAGACAGTCTGTACACCGGATAACGGATGCCCCGCCAGGGCAATGCCCAGATGCAGCATTTCGCCATCATCCTGTTCGCCAGCCTGCTCTTCGGAAAAGAACAGAGTGCCCGCCGACGTTGAGCGACCGTAAACAACGGTTTTGGCACTGGCCGCAGCGCGCAGAACCTGTTTACGTTCAGACGTATCACGGTAGGAATTAAGCGACGGGGTCTTGGTCAGCGCCTGAGTGGCAATCTGTGCGGCGACGGTGATAACCATCGCAATGGCATACATTTCATTTGCCGCTGCCACACCTGCGGCAATGGTGGCAACAATAGGAACAGCAGCAGGCATTAACGCACCCTCCAGACACTCAACGGTTTAACCCGAAGACTGACAAGACCATTTTCGCCAGGAACCCATACCACGCCGGAATACACCACCCCGGCGCATCGCGCCCCGGCATTTTCAACAACGGCAATATCCCCACGCTGCGCCAGTTTCACCGGCACCTCGTCGAGATAACGGGCCAGCACCTTTTCAAGCGAACCGCCACCGCGCAATATCGCCTTTTTCGCCCCATGCTCGCTGTCGTAGGTTCCGCGCCAGCCTGCCGCAAAATCCTCGCCGCACATGGCCTGAGCGCAGTCCGCCGCGAACAGGCAGCAGTCATGAATGCCCCATAAAAAAGGCCGCTTTTCAGCGGCCCTTATTACGGTAATTAATCTGTTATGCCAGTCCGGATGCTTCATGCTTCCTCACTTATAGGTAAATCCTGGTGCATCTTTTTTACTGCCCCAGTAAATCGAACGTTCAGACATCTGCGCCACATACCGGAATATGCGGTCACCGGGATAAGCGGCCTGCTGCGATTCATCGGTATAGCGATCGGGAAAAGGACGTTGCCAGTCTTCAAAAATATTACTGATGGTGTATTGCAGGGCGTTCGTCTCTCCGGCTGTCGCCCCCGTACTGGATACCCGCCCTTTGAACAGGAGATCGGCAACCTGGACAACGCCGCTATCATCCATGGTCACCAGGTAAATTTCGGCGTTTCTTCCCACACAGCGCTCATTCAGCGTGGTGGCAAAGAGGGCCATATCCAGACCAGAAAGGGTCATTTTGACCTGCGTTGGGCTTGTCGTGCTGGTTTCACTGGCATCATCAACGGAGCCCATGCGCCCCATGCCGTAATAAACATAGCCGCCGAGAACCAGCGTCCCTGTGCCGGAATGCACATAGACGGTGCCGGATTCAAACTGAATATTAGCGGCAATCGCAACTGTCACCCTGTCGCGGGATAACCATTCCACCATCGAGTCAGAAAAGGGGGAATACAGCATTAAAATGCCTCCTCAAGCTCCAGCGTGTAACTGGTAAAAACACCCGGCACACGGTTACCGGCACCCTGCTGGTTATCCTTCAGTTTGAAAATGCCGTAGGGTTTCGCAACTTCAATGGCCGCATTAGCAGGTGGGGAGCTACGCAACATCGGCGCAAATGCAATCATTGCGGTACCGTTCGCCGCGCTCGTCACATCGGCTGTAACCATCTTTAGCTCGTCGTTAACAGTGAAATAATCGCCCTGTCTGAGCACCACCGTTCCTGGTGTCCAGCCCTTACTCTGAAGCTGAATCCCTGTCTGATTAGCGCCATCAACAACAGGTACGCCCGCTGGCGCTCTGCCACTTCTCCCCCAGTCGCGAACTTTTACCCTGCCATACTCACCGTCAAGCGAAGCCACCAGAGCATCAATGCGCCTTGATTTTTCGTCAGTCAGGTTATTAAAAGTCAGGGAACATACCCAGCGGGTACCGGGGAAGCGTGCTGTCTGCGATGCCCCATTGAATGGAGATCGAAAGGTTTTGGTATTACTCTCAGGTCGCCATGTCAGCGACGCGGGACAGACATCTTCCGGCCATTCGAGTACAGCCATAGATTCTCCTGCATTATTCTGCGCACGGCGGCGCTACTGATCATTTGTCAGGATGTTACTGATTTACATACCTGGTTATGGTTGTTACTCAGCCCGTCAGTGGTGGGACATTGACGCACTCAGATTAAGGAGGGATAGCTGATTACCTCTGGATAAGGAAATAAAATGAAGTTTTACCTGTCTAAAGTGCAACTGCTACACATTGGAATGCCAGGTGATTACGAACCAGAAGCCGGGGATCCAAATGTCAGATTTACCGTTTATGGTGAGCACGGAGAAAGCATCACCAATCATATATACATTAAGGATGCGAAGAGTCGCACTCTCGTGGATCTTGAAAAAGAAGTTAATCAGTACCTCAATGGATTATATTCCGCCTCAGTCAAGTAATCGGCGTAGTGGTCCACGAGAAATAAAGTCTTGATGTATTTGTTTCATAGCCGCCTCCGCACCAGCAGTAGCGGCTTTCTCCATTGCCTGGCGTAATTTATCTGATTCGCTTACAGGGGAACTAAAACAGTTAATAACAATAACCCCTCCCCCTTTAAGATGAACAGTAATACCGCCATCTGCTAATGTAACTTTGTCGCCCCGCTCCTGAAGTCCATTATCATTAACTTTCAGTTGCTGTCGAACAGAAGCACTGAGTTCATCAATCGCGCAGTTAATCTCATTATTGGCCTGGCGCATACGCAAAAGCGACTTTTCCAGCACTTCAACTCGTTCTTCTAAAGTCATAACTGTCTCCTGCCTTTCGGCTTAATGAATATTAATAATGGTTACACGCCAAGCAATCGCCTTGCCTGGCCACGATTAGAGAAGTCCTGCAAGATATCCTGACGGGCCTGCTTCGCACCGTCATTCGCTCCCTGTCTCGCAGCTTCCTGCATGGCCTGCTTCAGTGCAGCGTCTCCGTTACCGGATATGTTGAAGTGCTGATGAATAATCGTATCACCACCGCCTGACGTGGCCTCAGGAGTGCCAACCATGCGAACCCCCAGCGAACCATCAGCTGATCGTGTCAGTGGCATAATAGCCTCCGGCCCAGCTTCACCCATAAGCCCAGCGCCTTTTGCAAAAGCAAAATATGTCGGTGTGCTAACAATGCTGTTGCTGTAAGCGCTCAGACTTTCAGAGGCATATGCACCACCTTTCGCATTTAACTTTATGCCAGATGCGGCAGAGTTATAAGCGCCAGAAGGAGTGCTGCCAGATGCAGCGCCAGCCCCCGCCCCAAACATACCGCCGATCGAACTGAAAAAACCGCTGTTACTGGCTGAGCGCAAAGAATCCACCAGCATCGCATTGAGGATAATTTTCTGCATAGACTGAAGCACCGAACTGGCCCAGTCTTCCCAGTCAACCTTATTACCGGCCAGTGCATCAGAAATGTTACCCACCAGCCCTGACATTGCGTTATTCACCAGGTCAGCAGACTGAGATGCGTAATCAGAAGCAGTATCAGCCCAGTTCGCAAAACCTTCACGCATACCCGTTGTCCAGTCACTGCGCTGAGCGTCAGAAGCTGAGTAGTAAGCTTCCTGATCTCGTAACCGTTCATCGAGATAACGTTTATTCAGTGCCAGTTCCTGACGGTATAGGTCTTCAGAAATATCACCTGACTGGTACTGCCGCTGAAGATCAACGTTCTTCTGCTGAAATTCCTCCCGGATGCGTAGCATTTCCTGCATCCGTTCACGCATTCGGCTTCCCTGTCCATATCCGATAAGTTCTGCCTGGTTAGATGCTCGCGCGCTGGCGTTCGAGTCAGCGAGGTTGGCTTCATATGCCGCTAACTGTTCGCGGATTTTCTGCTGATCAATCAACGCGGCATTCTGCAACAGGGTTTGTTTTTGTGCCTCTGTGAGAGACGTAAGCTCACCCTGGCTAACCTGGTATTTCAGTTTTGCCAGTTCGGTATTTTGACCAGCCAGAGCGATTTGCTCTTTCTGCTGCTTAATGAGTTTGTCGTAGGTATCCGCCGTTTTTTCGGCTTCAGTTTTTCCACCTTTTGCTTTCGGCTTGTTAGCCTGATTATTTCTCCACTCTTCTAAACCATTATTAATTAACTCCTGACGGCTGGTCTGGTAACGAGGGTCGTTAGAAGCGAAGCCAAGATCATCAGCAGAATAGCTTAATCGTAAGCGTTCTCTCTCCTCACCTTTACGGCGAGATAATTCAAGTTCACGCCTACTTTTTTCAATCGCATCTGTTTGTTTATTATCAAGAGTCGCCTGAGGAATACGCAACGGGGAGTTAGTCAGGCCTTGCCGTGCCCTGAGTAATTCATTACCTAACCCCAGCAGGCGGTTAAACTCAGTATGCTGGCCGTTCATGTTTACCAGAGACTGATACTCAGCATTTTGACGCCATGCACGCTCTTTAATTAGGTCATTACTCCGTCTTTCGTTTTCCTCTTGAGCTTGTGATAGTGAAAGTGATTTCTCTCTAAGCTGCGATAGTTTTTCTTCCTCAACAGCAATTTGGTCAGTAAGTATTGATATTGCCTTAAGAATATTAAGGTCATTTTCTTGGGTTATTCCTGGTTTATTTCTCGCCTCATTAAGCTCATTTATCTGACGATTCAGGCTAGCTACACTTTTTTCCTGCTCTGAAATCAACCGTTTTTGCTCTTCCAGTGCTGCGACGGTCTGACTACGGTTACTGTCCAGTTCAGGGAGAGACATTTTTGATGTCTTCTCTTTTATCTCGTCAATCTGGTTTGCGTATTCACGGGCAGACTGACGAGCCTGTTCCTGATTCTGGTACATAGTGTACCAAGCACCAGCGCCAAGCATCAGTAACCCTGGAAGACCGCCAACCAATGAAAGCAAGCCTGTCGCACCACTTTTGACAAGCCCCATAACAGAAGTTGCAGAATTAAGAGCTTGCTGGGATGCAGTAACAGCACGATTTGACTGAACCAATGCAGCATTAGCCGTAATCATTGCACGACGTTTGGCAATCACGTTCTGGGTTGCCGTCGCTTCGGCATTAGTATTGCGGGTAAGCTCAAGTTCCATCTGAGACAGTTGATATGCTCTTTCTGCTGCAATTGCATCTGCTGCAGCTTTTCTCTGTGACTGTGTCGCTGAACTGGCTCGTGCGGCTGCGAGCGCTATCTCATTTTTACGTGCATCGATCAGTTGTGCTGTTTGCCCACTGAGATCACCAAACATCCCCCCGAGAAATCTTGCGCCACCAATAGCTGCCAACGCCCCAGCAGCGGCAGCAACAGTATTAATATTATCGGAGATGGTATTGAGAACGCCCGTTAAAGCACTTGTCGCTCCGGTTGCTTCGTTTGCCCCGCCAACCCATGCCATGAAAGCATTTTCAATTTTTGTTGTAGCTGCCGCCACTGTCTGTGGCATTGCGTTGTACTCTTCCCGAAGTGACCCTAGTTGGCTGATTAATGCCGGTACAACCTTGTCAGAAGTTAATTGTCCCTGATCGGCCATCGCTTTAAGGTCTTTTCTTGCAACCCCCATTCCCGATGCCAGCGCACGGATTACACGATCGCCATTTTCGTTGACTGAGTTAAATTCTTCACCACGAAGCACACCTTGCGCTAGTGCTTGGCTGAATTGGGTAATAACAGAACTCGCCTCTGATGTGCTTGCGCCAGACAGTTTAAGTCCCGTTGAAATAGCTTCGGTTACTTTCAGAACCTCTTCTGAACTATATCCATATTCACGCATGGAAGCAGCCGAACGAGCAAACAGGCTGGCGTTATCTGAAAATGCAGTACCAGTTCTTTGGCTAATATCCATGAGCGCACGCTGTGACTCTTTAAAATCATCAGTAGACTGCGATGCCTGCTTTAACCTTGCGTTAACAGAACTCCATTCATCCGCTAAAGATATCAGGTGTCCAGTGGCGTATGCTCCAGCAAATGCACCAGCCAGTCCCATAGCAGAAGCTTTTGCAGAATTAAGTTGGTTTGTGACTTCTGCCAGAGCTCGTTGTGTTTCTCTTGAAGCCGCTGCCGCCTGACGCCCGCCATTATGCATGGTTCGGTAATAATCTTGTCCAGTGCGTGAAGCACGCGCGATCTCCGTCTGGAAAGACTGAGAGTTAGCCGAGATTTTAATTATCAGTTCGCGGAGAGTCGCCATATTTTCACCGAATAAAAAACCCCGCGTAACGCGAGGTTTATATTAGAATTAATTATCGTTACTTGCAGAGTGACTTATATACTTCAGATAGGGCCTTATCTGTTTCTTTAATTATTGTCACTGTTCCATGACTTATCAATTTACCATCAACCACTTCGATATAAACATAATATTTCTTTTTACCATCATAACCTCCAAAAGAGTTTTTATAGTTTACATCACCACAAATATAAGCACCGTCATCCCCATATTTGTAGTACTGCGAGTTAAACTTCGCACTATCAGGGTCATTTAGACTATCTCTTACAACACTTTCACCTATGGAAATTAAATTCTTTTCTGAAGGTTTGCATCCACTTACAAAAAGGATACAAGTCAATAGCGTTAAAAATATTTTCATTTTTTACCCCAGTTATTGTTATCAAATTAATCCTAAACTGAGGTAGTTTGTTTGTCACTGAGTTGCTGCTGTTAATGCAGCCTCAAGCCCTGCAAACGGGTCCTTCGGTGCTGATTGTTCATCACCACCCCAGCGCAGGATCGCATCGTCCAGCGGTACTTTCGCCCCCTGTGAGCCGTAGATGGCAGAGACGACCTGAGCCGCCTGGATATCACCACGAATATCGCCAATGGGGCTTTGCCTGTCGAACTCAATCCACATCAGAAGCTCACTTGCCGTCATGGTCTGCCGAAGCTCTGAGAGCGTGCGCCCCATGCGGAGCGCAAGCGCCATCAGAAACTTTACGCCGGGGGTTGCGACTTTTCCCGCGCTTCGTCCGCGCTGTTGATTAGGTCAAGCGCCTGTTTTAGCAGGCGTGAGTGAACGGGTCCGTAAATTTCACGTACCTGCTCTTCTTCATCGACACTGAATACCGGTTGCTTGTTGGTATCGCAAAGGACATCAATGAACAGCACCACGTCAGCACAAAGATTACGGTGTGCTTTTTCTGATACAGATACCTCGCCTTCTTCATCAGCACCAGATTTTGCAATTTCTTGCCAACGTAACCACCCTTCGCCAGAAGGTTCCCGCAGAACAACCTTCACACCGCCCCATTCAGGGACCGTAATGATTTTATGACGAAAGCCTGACATTTTAGCCAGCGCCAGTTCTTTAAGACTCTTAGCCATTTTTTATCCCTGATTAAAGAAGATGATTTACGCTACCGTTACGACGCAGGTTGCTGAGGTAATTTTTCCAGCAGGTGTGGAGGCGTCGGTAACTTCACAAAGGTAATCACCGGCATCACCTGCAGCAGCGTTTGCCTTGTTGAATGTTGCAGTCGTTTGTCCACTAACCGCGCTGCCGCCCTTCTTCCAGACATAGGAATAAGGTGCTGTTCCCCCGGCAGCTACGACCGTCAGTGATAAAGCCGCACCAGAGGTAACGGATTTGGTGTCAGGTAGATCGGTGGTAAGGCGCAGCGCGTTATCAATTTTCGTCGGCTTACCTTTCAGGCGTAGCGAGAACGTTGCGGCCACCACGCTGTTTGTCCCGGAAGACCAGGTGTGCTGACGGACTTCAGACAGGAACTGGAAGCCAATGCCAGACGGGAAGACAATCCGAAAACCATACGTGGTGTCGTTATCGTAAGCATCACGCAGCGCCTCCTGTGCCGGGTTAACATAGAAGTTACCGGACATAGAGATTTCTGACTGAGCGCCAAGGCCGTTAATGTTTTCCTGCTCGGTTGAGCACAGAGTTGTAACATCAATGTCCTGCTTCTGGCCGCCAGTAAACTGGACCTCTTTGATAGTACAGTGCAAATCCAGCCAGGTTGCGGCACCAATCGTGTCCAGTGTCGCTGGCGCAGAGGTGATCTGAATTTTCGTACCTTGCGATTTTTCATACAGTGAGGACATATTTGTCTCCTGAAAATAGAAAACCCGCCGTAGCGGGTCTGTGAGTTAATAGATGTGTCAGACAGTGACCTGAAATTCCAGCGTCGCCCGGTAATACCGGTTCTCTGGTTCATAATTAGGGGTTTTGCTTATATTGGTGGGATTGAGTGGCTTAACCACCTGAAGCGCCATATCACGAAGATTCCGCGCCTCTTTGAGAGTCAGTGAGTAAACATCCACCTGGACCGATATCCCTGATTCGGCCTGCCCACAAAGAACATCGGCGGTCACATCAGAAATAAGTGAAAAAATAACCCATGGCGGTGATATCGAGGGCTGACCATCACTACCCAGCGGCGCAACGTAAGGATAAACTTGTCCACCGGCCAGAGGCTTCAGCAAAAGATAAAGGTCATCTTCCGTCATTTACTCAGCACCTCATCAATGGCCTGGTTCATGCGTTTCATAGCAACCTGCGTCGCCAGTTCTTCGCGGGCATCAAATGCAGGACGGACAAAAGGATGTGGGGGCATATTCACTGTGCCCATTTCGACAAATCGCCAGTAAAACGCGTTACGTCGATCGGAGGCTTTCATTGAATTATCGCTGTTACCCGTTCGCATGTTTCGACCCCGAATATGAACACCGGATGAAATATCACCGCGTTTACGTGATCGCTGCGTCAGCACCACAACGTTTTTCTTCAGTTTGCCGGTTCGTTCAGGCGCTCTTACTATCACCTCATCTTTCAGAACCTCAGCACCAGCGCGCGTGGCATCACGCAGAACTTTGTTGTTTTCGGCGCGGCTCAGTAATTCCAGATCGCGGGATATCTCTTCAAGGCCAGAAAAATCCAGACTGATATCAATCATTTTTCTGCTCCATTTTTACAGAGTATTTCCAGCCTGGTGGCTTTACTGTCGGGTATGGGGGGGCTGATGATATTCAGTACCGCGCCTTTAAATGGTCCAGTGAGCACCTTTAATCTTGACGCAGCAGTCACATCACGCCGGAAACGGACCCACACCCGAATTGTTGCCTGTGCCGTTTCTGCTCCTGATTGCAACTGCTCACGACCACTGATACCCAGCACTTCCGCCCATATGGTCTTTCCCTCCTGCCACTCTTCAACCGGCTGGCCTGTCGTATCACGAAAAGAAGTAAAGTTCAGGATAGTAACGCGATGGCGTAATCGACCTGCCTGCATAATCCCTCCCTACAGCGGTATGTATCGGTATGGTTGAAGCAATGACTCAAAACCAAACGGGAAGGTGGTAACAATATTTCCGACATTGACTGGTTCTCTGTTTTCAAACCAGTGCCCAACGAGAAGCATCAATGCCAGCAAAATATCGTCAGCAATACTGAGTCCATCAGGATCAGATTCAGGTACCTTATCTTCATACAGTTTTCGGTTGATGTAATTCTCTGCCATACGCCTTGCGGCGCCGTAGTAGAGCAACAACATTTCATCTTCCGTTGTATCGTCAGCATCGATCCGACACTGAGCCCTTAGCTTCTCTATCATTTCGCTCATCGTTTTACCCGGCCCGCAGCGAACTGCGGGCATAAAAAAACCGCTTACGCGGCATCAGGAGGCAGCAGAAGTGTTGATTACGGCGCCTTACCCACAAGCGCTTTGATGGCCGCTGTATCTTCCAGCACGCAGTCAAAGCGATGGAAGGCCAGGAATGCGGTCTGATCATACTCTGCGTAACGCTCAACCAGACGCTTCAGGGTCATGTAGGAAACACGGCGAACAATGAAGCGATTGAAATCACCAAGGAAAATGAATTTCTTATTCGCTGCCGCTGTATCAATTGCCTGATCGATCACATAGGGAATACCCAGAACGGTTGCGGGGGAACCACCAACAACATCAGGAAGCCACAGAGGGCGCTTCTGATCATCCACCATCTCTTCGATCACCTGAAGAGTGCCGTCATTAAACGCCCAGCGGAAACGTGGACCACCGCGATATGCCGGATCAATCGCGTGTTTCAGGCTGTTCATTTCCTGCCAGGTGAATGTTGCGGCCGCCGCCGCAGAAACAGTCCCGGTTACTGAAGCCGCCAGCCCTTTAGGCTGCTGAGGTGTACCAGCGCCGGTACCCTGCACGAGATATTTAGCTTCACCGCGACCAATTCGCTGCGCAATACGTCCAGCCAGGTATGCCTCAATATCTACACCGCTGTCCTGCAGCAGTTCATTGGAGACGCGGATAATTTTGGATGACAGTTTTTTAGCCCCCAGGATTGCGGTGCCGAATGTCACATCCCCCTCCGTTGCTGCAGCGTTTTCTGCAAGCAGTTCCCCCTCCTCAGCTGTACCATCAGAAGTGGACCAGGTAATATCCTGACCGCTTGAAGTATTGAGGATTTGCGCAACGCTCACGATCCCGCCGTAAGCTTTCATTGCATCAATGATGGTATTTCGCATCTGGGTAGGGACCGTATAACCACCTTTATCATCAGGTGTCGTTCCCTGCGCACGAAGTTCTTTAACAGCCTGACGTTCTTCAGCAGTCAGCTCACCGAAGCCATGGCGCAGGAGACGATCGAATGCTGCTGCACGGCGCACTTCTGCCTGCATTTCAGGACTTTCCTGACGCTGGCGCTGTTCAGGCTCCTGTTCATCAACAAAAGACTGATCATGGCGGCGCAATTCCTCTTCGCGAGCGATACGCTCATCAAGCGCATCCAGTTCGGATTTTGCGGCGTTCCACTGAGTGCGCTGCTCTTCGGTCCAGGTGGTATCACCAATTTTATCGTGCAGAGCACGCATATCAGTGGCGATGGTATTACGTTTTTGCTTCATTTCATGCAGTTTCATGGTTTTTCCTTACGCGTTAAGAAGAGTCAGCAGGCGCTCACGCGCCATTCGTTGATTAATGGCGTTATGTAGCGCACCACTGTCGCGCGCCTCCTGCCAGGCTTTCATCGATCGGACGCCGGAATCGGCCTCCTGATATGCGGGATAGGTCACCGGACTGACATCAAACAGCCGGGAAAACTTCGATATTTCGCGAATAACTACCCCTTCGTCGTCCTCATACCAGTGCTCACCATCACGGGCGACTCGAAAGGCAAAGGACGACTGGTTAATGTCACCGCGAAGCATCGGTGCCAGTACCAGGTCGCGAATGGTTTGCGTATCCGGCGCGGTAATGTCGTAACGCAGACCGCGATCATCTACAGACAGTGACAACGTTCCGGCAGCGCTACGACCAAGAATAAAATTAGGGTCATGGTTAAACAGCCCGCGAACATCATCATTCAGCACATCGTCAAAAGCACCGGGTTTGATAATTTCACGAAAACCCCAGAGAGGTTCCGAGCGACTGTTAAACACCGATCCGTAACCCAGAATGCGAGTGGGCTCATCGGTGCGGTGTTCCGCGCGAACTTCCCCGCTATAGCAGCGTGTTTCACGGTCATTCATTGGTTTTTTCCTCGTCGGTTTTTGGTGCCTTAAAATCGTCTGCCGGGTTAGCCGCGTTCACGCTTACCAGCATTTCATCAAGGCCGTCTACCGGGTTCATATCTTCGAAGGCTCGCGCCTCGTTGCGGCTCATCCAGCCATCAGTGATCGCAAAGTGGTAGAATTGCGCACGCTCCTGCGGGGTTCCGCGTAGCAGGCCTGTCAGGTTAAACCGGACGTAATACCCTGCAGCCAGCTCCGCACGAGTAAACAGCCGTCGGTTAAGCTCCTGCTCCCAGTTCGTTACCCACGGCATGATCGTGTAGCGGACAAACTGAATGGCCTGCTGCGTAATGTTTGAGAAGGTGGCTTTTTCGAGATCATTAATCATGTGTGCAGGAACATTGAATATCCCGGCAATCATGGAGCGGTTCAGTTTAGACATGTCGATGATCTGCGCATCAACAGGGGAAACAGTCAGCGCTTTGTAATCCAGCTCTGCCGGGAGAAGCATTGTTTTATTCTCCTGGCTACGCAGCGCAACAACTGCCTTTTGCCACATGCTTTTTAAACGCCCCCAACTTTCATCATTCAACTGGCTTTTTACAGAAATGATGCCGGCTGGTCGGGCATTGCCACTGAAGAAAGAACTGGTGTATGCCTGCCCGCTCATTCCCATACCGATCGTTTCGGCGTGTTGCATGATCGGGCTGAGTCCCATTTTCTGGTTATTTCCCAGCGCCCTGATATGCACCATATCGTCAGGGTTTATAGCAAACGCGCCTTCTTCGTTGTAAACCCCATAGGTGTAACGACCACCGGTGTTGAGTAACGTGGTTTCCCACGGCATACAGCATTCCAGGCCGGAAACCTCACCGCGCCGGGAACGTTTTACCCATGTATAACCATTACCCCAGCCCAAAATATGACGCTGTTTTAACTCACGCCATTTATAGCTGGTCTGCCACACATTGGGTTCATCGTGCACCAGGTAGAACACCGGATGATCGCGTGCTGCTTCAACCTTGTTATTGGTTTTCCGCATCACATGCAGCGGCATCTGTGCAATATTTGAGGAAATAACATAAATACAGGCGTAAACAGCCGCCAGTTTCATCGCAGTTTCGGGGCTGACAAAAACATCGCGGGCAAAAATATTGTCCGTTTCTGCTGATTCTCCCGTGATTGGTGTAGAAGGATTCTCCAGTGGTTCATTGCGAAACAGGGCATCAAGCAGCATTTTTCCCCCTCATTGCGACCACCAGCGCATAAAGCAGAAGCAAACTACCGGACATCATCAGAGATGAAGCCAGACCGAACTGGAGATATACGCCAGCAGCGAGCGAACCGAACCCTGCCAGCCCGATAGCATCAGTCATTAATGTTTTCATAGAATTAAAAGATCTTCGTCAGGGTCGAGTGTGGACAGGAAATCAGCTTCACCACCACCGTTAACCAGCATTCTGCTCATCGCAGTAAATAGCGCAGCGGGACCGTCTATTTTTGCTTCGGGTGTGGATTTGTTCGGAAAGATATTGTCGTTTTTGTCAGGCTTGACGGTGACATTAGACATCATCCAGTTCATAACCGGATGATTACTGTGATGAAAACGCCCGCCGTAGACCAGATACTCCACCTCTTTCATTGACTCAGAAAAGTTTCTGACCGTCTGCGGAACCTCCACCAGCGGCACACCTTCTTCTGCCAGAGCCAGGCTAAACTGCGTCGCGCTCCAGGGGTCAAATCCGGTTTCCTTCAGGTTTTCGCCGCTAATCCATTCCAGAAAATCAGCTTTAATCTGTGCATGATCGATAACATCACCATCGGTCAGTTCCAGCTTCCCAAGCTCAGCCCATTTGCGATACATCTGCGCCATTTGAGCGGAACATTTTTCCAGCCGCCCTTCGGGTAACCAGAATTTAAAGTCGGCATGCGCGTGGCCGTTGTCTGCCCGCCAGAGTTTTACCGCAGCACAAATATCAATCTTGTGGGCCAGATCCACGCCAGCCCACATCGGGTAGGTTTTCAGCTCATGACGGGGGGCTATGAACTCACATTTTTCCCACTTAATCATGTCCATCCAGGCTGACTCTGCGGTCACCCAGATATTCATGTGTTTAGTGAAAAAATTAACCCTGGCGGAAACCTGTTCTTTGGCCTTCTTAGCCAGGCGGCGAAGATCATCCCAGCGCTTACAGATACCCAGCCCGGGGTTAGCCTTTTGCCAGACCGTTTCATCAAACGGATCATCATCTTTATCCAGGGTGAAGATGATGGCGAAAAAGGTGTCATCCTTCACCGCGCCTTCCACTTCGCTGTTATAGCCACGCAGCACCTTAATGGCATAATCGCGCAGCTCGTAACAAATACCTTCTTTGTTAAACCCGGCAGTCGTTATGCCAAACAGAAGAGACTGCAAACGTGCGCCGGTTGCAGTCTCCAGAACGTCCCAGACATCACGGGTTTTATGCGCATGAAGTTCGTCGACAATGCCACAATGGATATTGAGACCATCCAGATTGTTGGCATCAGAAGATAGCGGTTCAAACTTGGATGCTGTCTGCTCCTGATAAATCGCCAGCTTATTGAATTCAAACAGTCGCCCCAGTGTGGGTTTCGCTTTTTTAACCATGTTTTTCGCATCTTCAAAAACGATGCGAGCCTGATCCCGCGTTGTCGCTGCGGAATAAACCTCTGCCCCGCCTTCACCATCGGCGCCAGCCATATAAAGACCAACGCCAGAAGATAATGTCGATTTGGCATTTTTACGGGCGACTTCGTTATATGCCGTGCGAAACCTGCGAACCATCACCGGACGGCCGCTGCCATCATTACGCAGCACAACTTCACCTGTTTCTTCATTTACCAGGGGGATAACAAAACCGAAGATGTTGATCAGAATGAAAACATGCCAGTCCATCAGCTCAATCGGCTGGCCTGCCAGTGCTCCTTTAACATGAGGCACGAATTTATAGAAATTGAGGATGTGCTGTGCGCGGGGCTCGCTGAAATAGATACCACGTTCCTCACCGTGTTTCAGATCATCAAGAAAACGCTGGCAGGCGAGGCGGACAAATTCACAAGTGATAACTTCACCGGCAACGACGCGTTCGGCGTAACGTATCCCATCGGCTACTTTAGCCATTAGTCCCTCGCTTTCATAAATTCAGCAATAAGATCAACTTCGTCCGGAGCTTTTGTACTTACCTTAGATCGACTGGCAGGAGTCATTCCGAACTCACCAAGCATAGCTCTCAGCCTCTTCCAGGCGTCGGCTTTCATAATTGCTGCCGGGTGTGCCTTTATCATGACGTCACCAGTCTGCGTTTCAGTTCGGTACGTATACCCCTCAATCTCCAGCGTGTCGCAGTGATGTCTGTATTCGGTATACGCTTCCACAAGCAGTTCAAGGGCTCGCCCATCAAGCTGGGAGATCACACCGATGGCATCCAACTCTTCAGCCATCCGCTTAAACCAGTACTTCCCCTGCTTGTCGAAATGCTTGGGAACTGGGGGTACCCCTTTAGGTGGCTGCGGCTCGTTATTGTTGATCGGTCGTTTGGAAGGGTTACCCCTCACCAAACGCAGATGTGTAGGGGTTTTCGGTGGTCCTGACATAATCGAAAACTCCTATTAATCATCAGTTGGGGAACCCCAAAAAAAGTTTTCTAACCTGCGGCGATGTGAAGAAAGGCTAGGCGGCGGTCCTTTGGGCGCGCGGCTACAGGGATTTGACCTCCCCCTCCCCTCTACGCCTGTTGATGATAATCACTATCATTTTAAGCGCTCACGCCCTGTTTTCGAGCGGTGGCAAGGCCAGCACAGGCTTTCAAGGTTCGAATCATCATCGGTACCCCCATGAGCCTTAGCCTTGATATGGTCAACGGTTGTGGCCGCGACAGCGCGTCCAGTACGCAGGCAGTTCTGACACAGATGATTATCACGCTTCAGAATACGAGCACGCTTGATATCCCACTTGCTACCGTAACCACGTTCATGGCGACTCTTACCTTGTTGGTGCTGCTGCCAGCCTTCGTTGCGATGTTGCTCGCAGTAGCCAGAGCGATCCGTTGTCGTACCAGGGCAACCGCGCTTGCGACAGGCGCGGGGTATTAGTGCTGGCATGGTTCACCATTACGCAAATCAATAGTGATTTGGTTTTCAGCGTGATTTTTATCAAGATTAAATACCGCTGTTACGGTAGGGAGTTCTCTACTCTGAGTATCTATAACCGTCGATACCTGGTTATCAAGAAGCTGTCCATTTACAGCAATCCCATAACCCATGAAGCGCTCTCCGCGATACAATTTTGCAAGCTGATACTTCATGTGCGTTTCCTTTTAGACGTGAGCCTGTCGCACGGCAATGCCGCCCGAGAGGTAAACGCAACCTAACGGCATCACCCAGGCTCACTACTGAAAGACTTTCTTTGATGTGCGCGTGCGATGCGCTTCGGTGGTACTACCAGGAGTGTTCGTATGCGATGTTGGTCAGTTCATCAGACAGTTCACTAATGGTGTAGGCTATAGCCATTTTCTGTTCTCTGTTGAACGATGGCCACAACTGACGCAAGGAATCGCTTAAGTGGTTTTGCCAGTGTTCACCAGCACTAAGCTCCTCCCAACCAGTAGGCAGTAGGCAAAGACCGCGTCCATATTTTTCTTCGTCTGGTGTAAGAGGTGGTAGTGGATTTGCCGCCGTACTGGTGTCGTTACCCCAATTACCAACAACAACACGACCACCACCAGCAAGGTGAACCGTTACACCCTTTTCACCAATTTCAACAGCGTTATTCATCGGTAACCTCCAGGAGTCATGCATTACAGCAGGCACTCAGTGAATGCCTGCTGTAATGCCCGTGTTGATGGCAATAAAAAACCGTCCGGAGACGGTTGTGCGTCTATAGAGCAATGCCGATCTACGATAAAGTCGTGACAACGGGTGCATGCGGGACACCGTCGATAGTGACCTGCATAATTTCTCCATTGAGTGGACATCTAAGAGGCGCTATTTTAAGTTCATAAATGTAAAAAAAATGGTGGGTAAAATGGATCTAAATCCAGCTAAAAAAGAACTGAATAGAGCGTGGCGATGCATTGATCGCATGAAGTCTGCACAGTCTTATGATGAATATGATGAAGCCTGGAGTGATTTTTTAAGTCGAATAGAGAATGTTTTCAATAGAATAAAAGTTGCGGCGGAACTTCACAAAAAATATCCATCATTTTCATCTAAAACAAATCATCTTCGTTCAACAGATGCTTTGCTAATTTATCTCAAACAGGCCAGAAACTCTGCGCATCATGGAATTGCTGATACATCAAAATTAGTGTCTGGCAGTTTCACTATTAACCCCGTCACTCCTGGCGGTATGGTAAGTATTGAATCCTTGACTATAGACGCCCATGGCAATGCTACTTTAATTCCAGGAGGACCAATGAAACTAAATGTTTACCCCAGTTCTATAGAGGCTGTGCCTTGTCATAATAGAGGGGTAACTTATAATCCACCAGCCCAACATTTAGGAGAATCTGTTGACTCTAAAAGTCCAATAACCATAGCTGAGCACGGATGTGTTTTTTATCAAAACTACCTTCATGATGCGGAAAAGGCGTTTCTTAAATAATCTCTATTTAGACTGTTGTAATGTCTGATATCTTAAGAGAAAGAGAGCCCCAACTTAACCAGCACGGCTTTCTTTTCCTCTATACGGCGATCAAGTTCAGCCACTGCATGTGGGCGAATAGCATCGAGAAAGGCTTTATCCTGATAGGTAGACTGGATTGTCACACCAAGCCCATCACCACTTTCCAGCATGCCTTTCTGTCGCTGTAGCTCTTTCATTTCGTTATAGATGTAATGCGCGTTACTTAGGTTCTCTACGTTCACGGCCTGGCTCCTTCATGCAGTTAGCCTGCACTGATTTGTTGTGCGCCAATATGTCCCGCTTCGTCTGTTTATCCAGCACAGCAATATCGTGCTCAGTAAGGTAGATGATGCTTACCCAGTCACAGGCCGTGTCCGTTACTTCAGGTTTTGCGGGTAAATTTTTCGCGCAACTCGCGGTCAACATCGTCATCAGGAAGATGATTAACAGTCTGCTGTACATCCCTGGCTCCTTTTGTTGTCTCTACCCGGCGTTCAGCAACGGCTTCTGTAGCTGCTGCACGCTCTTCAGTGCGTTGCTGGTCCGCTTTTGTTTCGGCGATACTGGTACCGCGAGATTTACCCAGACCAAAAGCACCGGCAATTGCTGCCAGCGCGGCAACAATCAGGCCGATAATCATTTCAAGTCCCATAGTGACCTCACACCAGTGCGGCTTTAGCTTTGGCGTAACGTTCACGGCGGTCTTTAATGCCGTTCTGCCCGCCGTTGATAATCTGCGTGACGCGCTCCACATCCCCCGAATAGAGAAGGCAGCCACGTAACGTGAAGTACCATGCCGCCGAACGGGCCGCATGTCGCTCTTGCGTCAAAAGTTCTGGCGTACTGATTAGATCAAGTTTCAGCGCCGCACCGCATTTGGTGTAGTTCTCACGACCAGTGATTTGAAGCAGGCCACGACCGCGATATTTCCAGCCGTCACCCTGGCTGTTATTCCCCATACGGTCACCGTAAACCAGATTGGCTATTTGTGGCTGGTGAGCGACCTGTTTACCATCGACACGCCCCAGCATTTCGCACTGGTACGGCGTCAGGCGCTTACCAAAGGTTTTCTTCAGCCCTTCAACCGAATAGTTAAAACTCTCTGCCAGCGAGGTAAAGCCAGCAGACTCATGCCCGACTTGTGCAATGAACATGGCCTGATCATTAACTGCTGTAATGCCAAACTCTTTCATTGCCGCATCAATGTGTGGAAACCAGCGTGCAGAAATCCCGGCGCTTATACCAGCCGCCTGCTGAAATTGTGATTGGTTCATTATTGCCTCAGATGATCTACCAGGCGTGCCACGTTGCCTCTGACGGCGACCAGCACAGACAGGAAAATAATGTTGGCCCCGATAGTGGCCCACGATGAATAAGGGTAGATACCGCACAGATACGCCAGCGGTACGGCGCTATAAATGACCGTAAGCAGCCACGCTAAGCGAGATATCCACGGTCGATGTCTGGAGTCGCCACGACGGTAAAACATCAGGGTCAGCACTACCCCAGCGCAAAGCAGCGCGTTGATTGTTGCCGATGGGTCATTTAGTACCACCTGAACCTCCCCGGCGCGTTATCAGCGCCACCAGCGAGCCGATATCCTGATTATTCAGGAACGTCAGGATTTTGACGGCTAAAGCAGAAACGATTACGGCACCGATGGCATCCAGCGGTTTATCGCTATATCCCGTAAGGGCTGACAATTTAGCCCCAACTAATCCAGCGCAGAGCATTCCGGCAATATATGACACGATGAAATATGCCAATCGGCGTGAAGTGCTCAAATCAGCAGCTGATGCTATGTAGAAAACAGAACCAGCAAATGCACCGAACACAACACCATAATCTGTTCCGGTTAACAGTCCGTAAACACTCGCCCCAGTTAAAGCGCCACCAGCTAAGCCTGTGCCGGTTATTGGTTCGGACATCTGTCCCCCTCAATTACTGTGAATCCTCTCAGAAACGAGGGGAAAGGGTTCAGGCCGCAAGCTCATGCGGTCACGGTTAATCTGCAGTTTTTAGCCTGGGCCTGAAATGAAAAAACCCCGCCGATTGGCGAGGTTCTGAAATATTTAAGTTCGCGTCTAAGTGACCACTCTTAACAGCTTATTCATATTTTTACGTACGTAAACTATTTTTATGCGGCCGCAACAATTTTTCCTTCAGGAATAAATGACACCTCGACATCCATTTCAAGTTTCACTTCAAGCATCATCAGCATTCCTTCAATTATTCCTTCTCCCTTCTGTAGTTTTTTACCTATATGACCATCAGAGCAATTATGTTTTTTTGCCAGCGACATGAATGTCATTCCGAACAGGTAATAGTCCACCAGCAAATCATGAAGCTCACTATTACCTTTGTTCAGTCGGGCCATACAGCCACAGATAACCATCGCATCATCATCACAACATTGAACGCGGGATTTGGTCTTTGCTGGTATGAGTCCTTTAAAGCCAGCCGCAATATGAGCCCATGTAACGTCTTCACTGTTGTTTGCTGCCCAAGCGCCCCAGCGCTCCATTACCATTTGGATATTACGCTGCATGGTTCACCTCTTTTATCTGACCAGTAATCATTTCAATACTGTTGTTGCATTCGTTTCCCCAGCGGTCCCATCCGTTCCACTCTTCCCGAGCGAATATTTCGATTCTTTTCACATCACCATATAATTGTTCCAGTCGGTTCCTTACTTCCCACGGCTTTGCGCTGTGTTCGCCGAGGCAGGTATGCACGACCTGTTTTACTGATGCGCTGGCGCGTTGTAAGCCCGTTCCCCTGGTAGCAATCAGCACATCCTCGGTATTACTGCGGGTATGGTTACCGCCGTTCATGCGGGTTTCACGGTCCAGCATTTCAAGCAGATCGTTAAAGTCCACCAGCTCACCAGCGCTCAATGCCTTATTGAAGCGATCAGCAGCGTTCTGGTTCAGCTTCACCCACGTAAAACCCTTCATCGTTCTGACACGGAAACCCCAGGATTCAGCCAGCTCTACAGCCTCACGGTTATGGGTCCCGGTGTACCACATCGCCAGAACAGCGTTTTCAGCAGCCACTTTCCATATTGGAAGACGCTTTAGTTCTTCCATGCTCATGGTGCTGTAATGATTACAGGCCGCGCCGTTGCTGATTCTGTTGCCGTATTCCCACGGTGGATCACAGTAGATAAGGTCGTATGTCATGCTGCCCTCTGCTTTTTCAGTTCGCGGGTTTTACGACGGTAAGTAGCCGCAATATCTTCAAGCTCTTCTCGTGAGTAGTGCTTCGCCTCGTGTGGCCCTTCCAGCCATTCCACCAGCTCAGGACCAAACCATTCGATTAGCGTTGCTCTGTAGCGCTCGTGTACCGTCTTGTTTTTAGCGGTAAAGCGACCAGCACCGCCGTTACAGGCCTTGCACTGGCGATAAGCGTTCTTCTCTTCAAAACGCAGTTCAGGACGTGACCCAACGCTGAGGAAGTGACCACAATCCCACTGACCGCCGAAAATCATCGGAGGATGGTATGTGCCGCAGGACGGGCAAGGCTTGCCTTCATCACGTTCGCGGATAAAAGCGTTAAACGCCGTCTGCGCCTTACTGACAAAGTACCCACGAGGCTGGAGTGCCTTCTTGCGAATCTTCAGGCTAACCTTTCTCTCTGCTTCCGCTTTCCTGGCCTTCAGCGCACGGTTGTAGTCAATAGCACAGCGAGGGCCGCACACTTTCTGGAGGTTACGATCAGGGGTGAAAGTCTTTCCGCACTGAGCGCAGACCTTGGGCTTGTACACCTTTAGCTTTTGTCTGACTGGCTTCTTCACTGCTTCATCCCCTTGTGGAATACCCATTCGAATACCTCGGAGCCATTTAGCAGCAGATCATTAAAGTCACCCTGTGCAGGCCAGCGAACTGATACAGTCTCCAGATCGTTCATCGCGTGCAGGTTGGCAGCAGCACATTCAAATGCAGCAGCATGACCGGCAGCGTTTGAGTCAGCATCAGCAAAAATAATCAGGTTCTTTACCCCGGCAGGAACGCGGAACTTTTTCATGAAAGCGGTGTTCATCGTTGCCCAGGTATTGCACTTGGTGATTTGATGGCAGGCTAGTGCTGTTTCGATACCTTCAGCAATGCCCAGCGTGGAGGATGCAGGGAACATGCGAATAGCGACGGATTTGGCAAACTCCAGGTAACTATCCTCCTGCAGCTTCATCATCTTCTTGGCTGCGCCGCCTGTTTGCGCTTTCTTGTCCCCGTCAAGCAGGGTGCGGTGCAGGTAGCAAAGCTCGCCTTTATCGTCCGTCGCCAGCGCATAAATAGCCTGGAGGTTTTTACCGTCTACCGGCTGTTTGTCGCAGAATCTGACGCTTTCGGCTGGAAGAGTGTTAAGCCCTCTCCCCTTCAGGTAACTGTCTGCACTGGTCCCACGCAGCGGGATAAGCTTTGCAAATTTACGGCTTACTTTCTCACGCTGCTGCGCCAGCGATGTGCGTACCGGGTTTACACTGGTACGGTCTGAGGTGTATTCATTGCCGATCAGCCTGTCTATCTCTGAGGCAAGAACCTTAAATTCTTTCCCTGTTTTTGCTGTCAGCAGCGCCCAGCCATCGCCTGAACCACACACGCAGATGTATGACCCGGTACCGTTTTTATTGTCACAGCGGAATTTCCCCTTACGACCACACAGAGGACACTCCCCTTTAAGGTGGTTTTTCCCGGTAATTCCAGGAAGGCCGTAGTGTTTGTATATCTCAGCCCAGCGACCAATTGCGGCTTGTTTGGTATTCATGCGGCTTCCCCTTGTTTCTCTTTACGCTTCGCGAAGGCGATCAGTTTTGATTTGATGAAATTCGTCACTTCAGGTGTGATTTGCTGCGGGGTTTGATGTAACCCTCTCGGCCATACACCGAATTTTTGGCGATAGGTATGCGCACACCATCCGTCACTGACAGGACGTCCCTGTGCTGCGCGGGTGCGCTGATAGAAAAGAATCTGAGACCACCAGGATTGTTTCTGCTCTGGGGTGTATTTAACTTCCGCTTTGCTGACCTTGGTCAGTCCGCGGGATTTGTCTGTTTCAACGTCTTCCCCGGCCAGCGGTTTAAACCCACATTTCGGACAGATATAAATTCCGGCAGGTTTCACGTAGTGGCACTGGCTGCACTCTTTCGGCAGTTTCTCAGGTTCGTCGGTCTTGGTAACACGCTGCGGGGCTTCTTCCATACCGTCAGACGACGAAGGGAGATAGTCATATTCAATGTCGTCGGGATAACCCAGCTTGTTGACTGTGCCGCTGTGGTCGAAGATGAGGCAGTGATCTTTGCCAGGGGCCGCACGTAATCCACGCCCAAGCGTCTGAATCCAGCGAATTTCACTTTTGGTCGGTCGGGCAAAGATGATGCAACGAACATCACTATCGAACCCGGCTACCAGTACACCAACGTTGATGATGATTTTTGTAATGCCCTGCTCGAAGCGACGGATCGTCAACTGACGTTCTTCATGTGGTGTGCTTGCCGTCATGACTTCTACAGTCACCCCGGCTCGGGAAAACTCCATCGTGACGTAGTTAGCATGGGCCACATCAACGCAGAAACAGATTGTTGGGCGATCCTGCCCGTTCTCCAGCCAGTTTTTCACGATGTCGCCAACCAGTTTGGCTTCACTCATAACCTTACTGAGCTGGCCTTCCTTGTAGTCGCTGCCATAACCAGCAACGTAAGACGTTTCCACTTCAGAGAGATCGGGATGTGACGGCGCGTAAAATTCGTATTTGCTCAGTGCGCCAATCGCTATCAGTTCCTTCATCGTTGTTGGCTTAATCAGGCGCTGATAGTAATTGCCCAGGAACTTGGCGAAAGGCGTACCGGAAAGACCGACCACCTTCGTTTTTGTGTTGCGGGTCAGGTTGTCGATAACCTCCAGCAACTTTTTGCGCTTCAGGTGGGCTTCGTCAACGATCAGCAGGTCGATGTTGTCCGGGAATTCACGGCGAATGAGTGTATCGGCGCTGGCAATCTGAATGAGCGCTGTCGGGTTATATGACGGGTGATCACGCCAGACATAACTGATCTCTTCGCCAGGAAGACCATATTCCATGAATCGGGTGGCAGTCTGGTCAAGCAGTACCGTATACGGAGCCACAAACATTACGCGCATTTCGCGGCTGACAAAGCCATCAGTGATCAGCGCGGCAATAGCTGTTTTGCCGAAACCGACCGGGGCATAGAGCATGAACGAATTATTCTGCTTCCATGCGCCGCGCAGCATGTTGAGTGCGACGATCTGTTTCTCGCGAGGCTGGATGTTAAGCATTGGCTGATACCTCCCCGAAAGCTTTAGCAACCAGATCGGCAATGACAAATTTCTCGCGCTGACGCCGAACGGACAACGTAACTGTTTTTGTGCCGTCTTTACGCATGCGGCCTTTGAGAAAACCGCCGTGAATGTGACGAATAAAATATTCAGAGTTAGCCAGGCGTGGAATGCTGCGAACACGACCAAGATTGCTGACTTCATAAGCTTTTGAATAAAGCTCAACTGGAACAGGGGCCCATTTTTCGTTAGCGTCTGAATAAATCATTTTATCTCCTTTTGGATGGCTAAACGTCTGGATTCCCAATCAACGTTTTAACCCCATACAGTGATCTATCTGTTAGATCGATCTCTTCTGGTAAAGCTGTTCCAGCCCTTCGGGCTAAAACCCAACACCGCCCCCTTTCCCCCAACCCGGTTTCAAAAATTCATACCATGGGTGGGAGCGAGGTATATCCCCTGACCGCTGGGGTATATCTCGTGCAAAACTCTCGCAATCGGCGGTTTGCCGTTCGTCGTGCTGCGTTCTGCTGCCGGAAAGACACCGGTTCTGCGTCGAACGCCTCCTGGTACGCCTGCGCATACGCCATCGCGATTTTTTCCCGCATACCTGCCGGGAGTGTTGCTAACTGCTGTTTAATCCACGGGGCGTCCTCACGAGAAAAAACCGTGGGCATAGTCACGTGAAAATATTCGTCCTGATACATAAGCCCTCCTGCGTCACGTCTGTGAGCCGGGCATAGACTGATTAGTCTGGAGGTCTGGAAACCTCATCAGGGGCACAGAAGACCCGGAATAACAGCGTCAGGTGTTCCTGCCATTTGGTCATAACCTGATAGCTGTTCTCTTCAATCTGAGCGCGTTCAGCGGCGTCGATGACTCCGTCTGCTGTAGCTTTACGGATGTACTGAGAGTGCCTGCCTATCCACTCGATGGATTCCATCAGGCGCTGATTGATATCGGCGTTATCAACATCATCAACATCTGCCAGCGGCACAAACAGACCGTTCGAGTTTCGGGCAACGGCATTTGCGATATGGTTTGATCCACCAGCAGCCTGTAAGACCATCGCCCATCCCAACGGGAAGATTTGATCGCCAGTAGTGCGGAGTCGGTTATGCAGAGGATCGGTTGCAGGTGTTACGTCATCAGACTTGTATACACCCAGAATTTCTGCAGCTTCTTCATAGCCACCAGGTAAATCAGCGATAGTTCTTCTGATCGCAGCCACCAGCCATGTAGGCTGTTTTTCGACTTTTTTCCACTCTGGTTGATTACCCACGATTAACCCCTTGATTCTGTGGTTACTATTGCACACCAGCATTGGTAGACTTTTGGTAAAGATTGGCGTCGTACTTAAGCTTCCCATTTGTAAGGCGCTCAATAACAAATGCCTGTTTTTCAGGGATCACCTCACCCCAGCGGCAGACAGCCGGATGAGAAATCCCTAAAGTACTGGCGGTTTTTGATACACCCCCGAAATACTCTATGACTTCATGTTTTCGCATGGTTACTCCTGTTATCTGATGAATTGAAGGTAACAAAAGGTACCATAAATAGCAAACAAAAGTTACTTCAATCATTGGTAACATTGGTTACATGAAAACAGAAATGAAAGATCGAATCCGCTCCCGCAGAGTTCAGCTCGACATCACACAATTAACCCTCGCCAAAAAACTTGGGGTCAGTCGTGTATCTGTAACAAAGTGGGAGAACGGCACAACCAAGCCTGATGGGGAAAATCTTCATCAACTTGCTTTGGCTCTCCAGGTAAGTCCGGAGTGGATTCTCTATGGTGAAGGAGAGGTAGCTAAAGACGATATTAAAGTGATGCCTTTTCTTAAACCACCAGTAACTATTCCTGTTATATCTGCCGTACAGGCGGGTGTGTGGACCGACACTTACGCCAGCTCAAGGCTTACTGATGTGATTTGCTGGACACAAACGACTGCCAACGTCTCCGATGAAGCTTTTGGGCTTGAAGTAAGAGGCGAATCAATGACAAACCCTCACGGGCTACCGTCAATTCCTGAAGGTTCAATTGTTATAGTTGAGCCGCATTATGGGCAACTTGATGATCTGTATGGAAAGATTGTTGTAGCGATGTTAGATGGCTCAACAGAGGCTACGGTCAAAAAGCTGGTTTGGGATAGTCCATATGCCTATCTCATGCCTCTTAACCCGATTTTCAAACCAATTCAGATCGATGGAAACTGTAGAATAGTTGGCCGAGTAGTACAGATTACACAAAACCTTTAATCCCCCTTCCTCCCTTCTATAGCCGAAGTTATCTTCGGCTATTTTTTTACCATTCAATGTAACTATAGGTACATATCACACTTGACTGACAAGGTAACAAAAGGTACCTTTAGTTACACAGGCAAGCGAACAGGCAGGACGCCCACGAAGTAGCCGCCCGGGGCATATGAAGACCGGGATGATTCGTAGCTGTAGTTTAGATGCTTATGGAGGCGGTGATGCAGAAGAAAGAGACAGGACGAACAATTGAAGTTCAGGTGAATGGCGCTCCGCTTGCGCTACTCAATACAAAGACTGCCGTAGCAGCAGACTATCTGTTGTTCCTGGAAGGAGTTATCAAAGCCCTCCTTGGTGATCGGGAGAGCCTCGAACGAGAAGCAAATAAAAGTGGCCGCACTATCAATGGGCACGGGTTTAGTTTTATCGGCTCAGTGGATATCCCACAAGTCCCGGATGAACAAATCAACTCTGATCTGTGAGGCGCGACCAACGGTTTTGATTATTTGCTTTCCGGTTTCGTCGTTAATTTCCATATCCCATTTTGAGTATTTTTCTCTCGGATATGTCTCGTCGAAAACAAGCTTAATGCGCTCCTTAATGTCTTCTTCGGTAAGGCTGCAACCAGAGTTCAGTAAGCAGCGCAATATGACATCTGATCTTGTCATGTGAAATTCCTTCGATGTTGTAGGGACTTAGAAGGATACCACCGAGCCTGATGTGGTGAAAAGACAGGCACGCTCTTTAACAATCAGCAAAGTCGGAACAGCACATGAAACCTGTTTAGACCCCCGCGCTTTATGCGACGTATCACCGGGTGCGATCCGGTCGGTGTGAGGGTTAGCCACGAATGTTCGTGCGTGAATGGGGAACACTGGCAGGGGAGGTGTGCAAGCGCAAAATGATTTATTCCAGCCCCTTCTGTATGAGGGGGTTGGGCTAAATCCACCAGCAACAAATAACGATTATTGGGATGAAAAATGAATGTGACCACAGAAGCTCAACAATTGTATGAAGAATTAACAAATCAGCTAGCGGATGTAGAAGTGATAAACCGGAATATTTCCGATGTCAGTTGGGGAGTGCGCACTCTCTTAGAGAGGTTAGAGAGTGCGCATACAAATATTATTCATCTTTTAAATACTGATCACCTGTACCTATCTGCCAGCCTGCGTAGCTCATTAGGTCAGTTTTTAAAAGACGCTGATTCTTTGAGATCACTTGTAAATAACTCTGCGCTGTTTCGCTCAGTTTGTCAGGAACCAGATCGTCAAGAAGAACCCAAAGAAGGTCAAAATATCCCATGCTTCGAATCGTCTCAGGTGTCCAGTTTGTCTTCTGAAAAACAAGATGATGTAAAGCAGCACCACCATCAAGATTAAGAACGGAATTCTTAAATTTGATGCGATGTTCGTGCAAGTAAAGCTCGATAAGCATCAGTTTATGTAGATGGCTTCGGCACAAAGCCGCGCTGGTAACATGCGGATTGTTTCGGTAATCGTAGTCGGAAATTCCATAGTGCTCAGCGAGGCCAGGAATAATGGCCATATAAAGATTTTCGTATCCGTTCATTGCGTTAACCTTCTTGGCTGTGTGGGAACACCAAGATACCACCGAGCCTGAAGTGGTGAAAAGACAGGCGTCTCATTAGCTAAACATAGTTCCCTTTGGGGTGTGGTGAATTGCAGTCCACCGAGACAAGTCGAAGATCAGCACCGGCCACCACACCACCAAAGTGAGCTAATCACTAATTTCTAATAGTTGCTGTGTCTTGGCGGTTATCTGGTCTTCAACCAACTCACAGGAGGATGAAGATAATGTTCTGACAGATAGCCGCCCTTTTTATTCAATGTGTCCGCTTCCGGTGTTGGCTGGGACTCCCTACCCAGCGCGGGTTCAACTCCTGCCGGATACCTAATCATATGGTGACTTATATGACCTTCCGTAACGTTAACTTTTACTACGGCGACCTGATGCGCGTCACTCGTGGTGTGCAGGCTGTTCGTAATCCAAAAACAATCGCTAATTTCTGGCGGCGTAGCTGGTTATGCAGGTTACTCACTCAGAAAGGCGATCCTCGTTTATAACTGGAGATAACTATGTCAGAAACAAAGAACACCACACCATTCAGCCAGCAACTGGCTTATATAAATAAAGGCACACTGGATGCTGAGTTGACCGAAGCGCTGGCCGAAGTGATTAAAGCAGTCCGTGAGACTGGCAAGAAAGGTGCGGTTACGCTGACTCTCAATTGCGCCATGCTGAATACCCGTGACGAAAACACCATGAAGGTCACGCCAAAAGTAACCCGAACCATCCCTGAACTGGACCGCGCCGATACCATCATGTTTGCAACCGCCGATGGCGATCTACTGCGTGACGATCCTGCGCAGACACAGCTTGATTTAAAGGTTATCGAACCTGCACCACAAACAGCACCTATCAAGCTGGCCCAGTAATACCCACCAAACAAACCATTCCAATCTGATAAGGAAATATTCAATGTCTCAAATTGAAGGCTCTGCCGTGCTCGACATTCGTGATCTGGTCTCTGCAACTCTGAAGACTGAGACGGACATTCCGTCAGTTGTTGTACCCGATGGCTTTGAAGTCAAATCACTTGAAAGTCTGCAACTGGCTCCGTCACGTATTCGTCAGAGCGCTAACCTGATTTCTCCGGGTTCGCTGATCGCTTACATCCAGCGATTCCGTGATGAACGTACTGTAGTTTTCGCGGATAAAACCAAAACGCGCATTGTCGCCGTGCTGGATTTCCACCAGAACGCAGACAATCCGAGCTGGGCTGCACATAAAGCTGTTTATGACTGTCCGTTCTCGGACGAATGGAAATCATGGACTGCCAACGATGGCAGCAAAATGGACCAGATCAACTTCGCTGAATTCCTGGAAAACAATATTCAGAATGTTGCGCCGGTTAGAGATTCATACCAGGGCCCGTCCGGTACTGAACTACTCGAAATGGTTCTGGCATTCCAAGAGACTCGCAAATCTGAGTTTAAGTCTGTTAAACGCCTTTCTGATGGTACCTGCCAGTTCCAGTTCAGCGATGAAAAATCAGGTTCTGGTAATACCAAAATGCCGGAAAAAATCAGCCTGGCAATTTCACCATTCCACAACGGCTCTCCTTACCAGGTCGATGCACGTATCCGCTACCGCCTGCGTGATGGTCAACTGGTCCTCTGGTATGAGCTGATCGAACCGAAGAAAGTTGTTGAGCACGCATTCCAGGAAATCGTCACCGATATGGAAAGCCAACTCGGCGAAGACCTCCCTATCTACGAAGGCTCTGTTTAATTCCACCGTGTGTTGTTTTATGCGCCTGCCCTGCGGGCGCATAGCAAAGCACTCTCCCACTACATGAAGGAGTAACCATGCCCAGTTTAGGCCAGCTCTATAATGATAAAGACGCCGGGTTAACAACCCGCAAAACCTACAATGTTCCGCTGGATAAAATTTACGCCGAAGAAGGCTACAACGTTCGTGAACTCAATCGGGCGCATGTTGAAGAATTTCGCGATGCGTTTATTGCCGGTGAATACATCCCGCCGCTGGCCGTGGAAGTTACCGAGCGTGGCGTGAAGGTTATCGACGGTCATCACCGCTATCATGGTGCGCTGGCTGCTATCGAAATGGGCCACGACATTGTGCGCCTGGAATGCAAAGATTTCGTCGGTAGTGAAGCCGACAAGATCGCCTTCATGGTAACCAGCTCACAAGGATTGGCGCTTACTCCTCTTGAACGTGGCGCTGCATATCATCGCCTTCAGAATCAGGGCTGGAGTCCTTCAGAAATAGCGGCAAAAGTTAAACGTTCTGAGTCAGATATTCTGCAACATCTTCAACTTCACGAATGTACCCCGTATATCAAAAAGCTCGTGCGTGATGGTTCTATGAATTATGCCATCGCGATCGGTATCTCCCGCGAGCATGGTGTGTACGCAGACCGAGAAGCCTCCCGGCTGATGAAGAAAGCAGAAGCGGCAGGAAAGAAAAAAATAACCAAGAGCATAGCCAATCCTCAGTTTAATGCCGGAAAAGCAAGAAAGTTTCTTGAGCTTATTTCTTCATGTGCAGAGGACTCTGGCGAAGCGCTGACCATTGAAGTGCCACCAGCAATGCAGGCTGAAATTATCTCTATTCTTCGGGAATTTCGTCATGAAACAGTCTGATTTACCAAGATGCCCCGAGTGCGGAAACATGCCCGAATACTCGCTGAAACCCAATCATCTTGGCTGGGTTTGGGGTGGTATCAGATGCCCGTATGACCATTACAGTGTGAAGCTCAACGGACCGGCCAGTAGCCGGGCAAAGGCAGAAGAAACTCTGGCTCCGCAGTGGATTGCGTTGGTTGAAAAAGCAAGATAAGAGGTTTTATGATGAGCAAATCAAGTATGGAATATTACTTCGAATTCCCAGCCTCTCGCGGGTTACAGGGGAATACGCTTATTCTTCTGATGAACGTTCCAGGGCGAACCTTGTCCCGTGTACTGGCATCCGATAATTACGGACACACCCTCGAACGTTCTCAGCGCGAAATTAACAAATCACGCGTCAAAAAGTTTTACGATTATCTGGTTACAGCAGCAGAAAATAAAGAGCCATTCATCATCCCACCGCTGGTTGGTAATTGTGCTTCACATGTTGAGTTCGAAGAATTCGGCAATACAAACGTCGGTGTTGTTCGATTCCCTATGGACGCCGAAATTAAACTTTTTGACGGCCAGCACCGCGCGGCAGGTATATCTCAGTTCTGCAGAGATAATGATGCCCCCCTGCATGTGCCGTTGATGATGACTCTGCAACTTCCACTGAAGACACGTCAGCAATTCTTCTCTGATATCAATAACAACGTATCCAAGCCATCAGCCGCAATAAATATGGCCTATAACGGAAGGGATCAAATTGCCCAGACGATGGTGTCATTCCTATCCACTCACTCAGTGTTCTCCGAGATCACCGACTTTGAACACAGCGTGGTTCCGGCAAAAAGTGATCTCTGGATAAGTTTTAAGGCCATTGGCGATGCAACTGCAAAATTCGCGGGTAACGGGGATGATGCTCTTGCGACTGGAGATATATACGACATTTGGGAAGCGTGGCTGAAGCTGACAGCGATTGAAGGTATCCGACACGGTGTATCACCCGCTGAATACAAGCGAGATTACATCCAATTCCACGCGGTGATGATCAATGCTTTCGGTTACGCAACACAGGAACTGCTCAGACATCGCCCCGCGCACATCATTGTGCAGATGATCGAAGAACTGGTGACAAAAGCCACAATGAACGAGCTGGAAGACTTCTTCCTTATATCTTCATGGGATGGTGTTTGTGCTGATGCCAGCAAAGAAAGAGCTACGGTAATTGCCAGCGTTCCTGCACAGAAAGCTGGAGCACAAAGGCTTGCTATGGCTATTACAACAGGGACATTCGCAGTGGGGTCCGTTCAATGAAAACACTCAACAAACAGGCGCTGAGTAGCCACCCGGCGCACGGTCCTGTATCACTCGATCGCCTGCACCAGATAAGCGAAATACTCAGCAAAGCAGCAGCACAAAGCGACGGCGGTAATCTCGGCTACGCAATGGCTGATGCTGTGAAGGTGATTGATGGAGCGATCACGGCGTTTGGTGCCGAGCCTGTGGCTGAAATAAAGATTAGTCGCGGAGGTTATGATAAAGGGGAGAAAATAATTGATTACTACTCAGAAGAAATACAACACCTAACTGATGGGCAGAAACTATACACATCACCGCCAGCACCGCCAGCACCGGTAGTACCGGCTGAAAAAACTGATAGCGATTACGTAACTGATTGTCATGGCGTGCCTAGCCTTGATGATTGCGCACATCAGCGAGGGTGGAATGAATGCCGCACCGCCATGCTTCAGGCTGGCAACTCTCCGGTAACTCCAGATGGTTTGGCTTTGGTGCCTAAGAGGCTAACCGCCGAGAACGGCGCAAAGGGTGTGCTGTCCGGTGAGTTTTCAGAAACGAAATTTATAAACTGCCCAGAGTGTTTTGGTGATGATGAATGCGAAACATGCGACGGCAGCGGTCGAATTGAGATAACAGTGCCAGTCAGTTGGACGAACATCAAGGCCATTTGGGCTAAAGGTGTCGAGCATTTCGAAGCAGCACCTCAGCAGGAGAATATATAACGTGAACAATTTAATGATCGACCTTGAAACTATGGGGAATAAACCAAATGCTCCTATCGTCTCTATTGGTGCTGTGTTTTTTGATCCTTCCACTGGTGAACTGGGCCCTGAATTTTACCGGGTTGTTAGCCTGAAAAGCGCGATTGCTGGAGGTGCCGTTCCTGACCCAGAAACAATAATTTGGTGGATGCAGCAAAGCGAAGAAGCTCGGATGGCTATTTGCGATAAGGATGCAATAACGATTTCAACCGCCCTGATAAAGCTGAACACCTTTATTCTTGATAACTCTGACATTGATAAAGTTCAGGTTTGGGGTAATGGAGCTACATTTGACAATGTAATCCTCCGTGCCAGCTATGACCGTGAATTAATCCCCTGTATGTGGAAATTCTGGAATGATCGTGATGTCCGAACTATCGTCGAATTAGGAAGGCAAATAGGAATCAACCCACGCCGGGACATACCGTTTGAAGGTGACATGCATAATGCTCTTGCCGATGCCAAGCATCAGGTTAAGTATGTGTCGGCTATCTGGAAGCGGCTTATCATCACCCCCGATAACAGCGAGGAATAAAATGATTGAACAACCTGATGATCTCCTCACTCCGGACGAGGTATGCCAGAAACTGGGGATTACGCAAAAAACATTATGTAAATGGAATACAGAACACCGGCACCGCTCTACACTGGCCCCTGTAAAATTTAGCGCTAAAGTCGTTCGCTATGAGCGCCGTAACGTGGAGGCTTTTATCCAGAAATGCCGGAGCCAGTATTAACCTGATATTGATATGGGGCTATTGTTTTTAACAAATGCCCCTCGTTAACTTTTTTGTGAGTTAACAGCATTTCTGACACCACACATAAAATCACCAACACCAGCGCCTACGCTGTTCCCTTCCGCAACATAATCACCTTTGAAAGCCAATCTCCCATCCATATAGAAGAATTTTAACTCCCCGTATCCACTATCGCAGTCGGCATCTTTAATACTTACTTTGTAATACTCAACTTTTTTATTTTTTGTTTGATACATGAACAAAGCAGATGATTCACCTTTTACACATTCTAAATGTGCCTCTTTTTGCTGAAAAAATGCCATCATCAGCTGTAGTAACCTCAATCCAATTACTTGCGGTTTCAGCAAAAGCAACACTCGCAACGAAAAGAGCAGAAAAGCCCAGTAATGCGATTTTCTTAGCCATAAACAATATTCCATTTATTTAGGATTTTTCTTGATTCTATCTGCGTTTTAAATAACGTTCAACGACACGTCCATAGTTTTTAATGGGCATCGAGAGTCATTCAACCCCGTCGCCTTAGCAGCGCAACCTGCGCGAGTATGCTCCGCTCGTGAGCCTCAAATGCCTCGCGCTTTAACGCAATCTCTTCCTGCAAAATCTCATCTGAAAAGTCGTAGTGTTCTGCCATCGGGTCATCTGACTTGCTGGAATGGTGAAGACACAGGAGGCTTACTTCCCTTCTATCTGATCGGGAGTAGCCTCTTTCCTTCATCAGGGCAATTACATTGCTCTTAAGGAATTTACGGCACATCGTATTAAATGCCCCTTCTTTCCCTTTTATTGTCCCGTCATGCTTCATACCCTTTACCGCCCCTTCCGGGCTGTATGTTTTCACCAGTTTATCAAGTGATCGTTTTGAAAATGCTTGCATAGGGTCGCGCGGCTGCAAGAACACATAATCTTTATTGCATTCAGGAACTGAATCGCGCCAGGCTTTCTGCTCGTCGATAATCCGCCTGATCTCTGGCGTTATCGGCAGGCGGAAAGCCTTTTGTGTTTTCATCGCCCCGCGCATACCGATCACGCCTTCTGGATAAACGATTTCATCTGCATCCTCGTTGACGTAATCCCAGCGCAAGTTATTAATGTTTATCGGGCGAACGCCAGTAATAATCATGAATCTAACGGCATTTTTCTGGTGTATAGAGGTGCAGGCAGCCACATTGAGCCAAAGGCGGGCGATTGATTCAATATCCGTAAATAGTCGCGTTGGGGTTGGTTTCTGCACACGAGAAGAAACATAATCATCTGGCAAACTGGCGGCAATGTTACGCCCATTGCAAAGTGTAGGAGCACAAAATTTCCAGAACCGACGAAGCTCACCAAATAACTCTAACGCGTTATTATTGGAACGTGTTGCGATCCACTCATCCAGAACATCCACCAGCCGACTGTAAGTCACATCACTGAATACTTCACGCTCCCCGAACGTTGCTTTGATTCTGTCGATACGTACCCCATAGGTCGTGAAGCTATCAGGACTCAACTTCTGCCTGTCTACTTTTGCTTTAAGGTCTTCACGGTACATTTCCAAAGCTGCGTGGACAGATTCAGCACGTAAGCCACCCTCTGCCATTTCTGATGCTTTCTCTCTGGCTATTTGAATTGCGAGTTCCGGCCATTCGCCAAGTTTTTTACCTTTCAGCCCCATCTTTTTAGGGAACTCAGCGTAAAATGTCACCTTACCTGCTTTACTAAAATCAATGCGGAGATAATTTTCTTTTTCGTATTTGGAACGGCGGGCGACGCCGGAGGCTGAGAGGATAATTTTGGCGGCAGCAACACATATTTTCATGTGTGAGCTGGTATAGGGGGGTTTACAGGCATCCCACTTTTCAGACGCGACTAAAACATCGTCATTATTGGGGCTATCCGGTTTATGTGTTACAGTGCGCGGCATTCTCAATCCTTATCTGCGAAGGCACAGAAAACAAGCTCACACATGCAGGTCTTTTCAGCGTGACAAAATGCAATGTGTTGCGGCTTTGTGTTACTGGACTGAGTTTATCAGGGTTAAATACACTGTATCAACATACAGTAAGTAAATAATAGAGAGTGATAGAGAAACTCTTTAACTTGCTGATTTTAAAATGATTTAACGGTAATTCATTGAAATGTCTTTACTAATTACTAAACGCTGTATCAATTGCGATATGTGCGAACCTGAATGCCCGAATGAGGCGATTTCGATGGGTGACAGCATTTACGAGATTAACAGCGACAAATGTACGGAATGCGTAGGCCATTACGACACGCCAACCTGCCAGAAGGTGTGCCCGATCCCCAATACTATTTTGAAAGATCCGGCACATTTAGAGAGTGAAGAGCAGTTGTGGGATAAATTCGTCCAGATGCATCACGCGGACAAAATCTAA